TGTTTATGACTTAATCTCTGACCTTCAACTAATTAAGACTACTCTAATGCGTAACTTGTTAGACAATATGTATTTAACAAATAATGGGCGTTATGAGGTAGTCGAAGGACAAGCTAATTTAGATGATTTAATGACTGCAAGACCGGGTGGTATTGTAAGAGTTAGGACTCCGGGTGCTGTAACACCTTTACAGACACCACAACTGGACCAGAACTCTTTTAGTATGCTTGGTTATTTGGACAGCATTAGAGAAGAACGCACTGGTGTTAACAAGAACGCTATGGGTTTATCTGAAGGTGCTTTAAAGTCCCACCAAACTGCTACAGGTATAGGTCAAGTTATGACCGCAGCACAGCAAAAGATTGAACTAATTGCCAGAATATTTGCAGAAACTGGTATGAAACAACTGGCTAATTCTGTATACCAACTGGTACAGAAATATGAAAAGCCTGAGAAAATTGTAAGACTTAATAATAAGTGGGTAACAATGTACCCATCAGAATGGAAAGATAAACTAGATTGTACTGCCCAAGTTGGCTTAGGATTCGGCAATAAAGATATGAACTTGCTACACTTAGGAAGACTCGGGCAGACAATACAAATGATTTCTCAACACCCAGCAGCAGGTATGCTACTTAAACCCAAGAATATATATAATTTAGTAGCAGAACAAATAAGAGCTATGGGTATGAAGAATGTAGATGATTTTATTACCGACCCCGGTGATGCTCAACCACAACAGCAAGGTCCTTCTCCAGAAGAACAAGCCAAGCAGATGGAAGCACAGTTAAAGGCTGAGGAAATTAAAGTTAAACTACAGAAGATACAACAAGAGTCTGCACTGAAACAGCAAGAGATGCAAATTGATGCTGAAATAGCACAGCAAGAACTATTGCTGAAAAAGCAAGAAGCTAATGTACAAATACAAATTAAATCTCAAGAACTAGAAATTAAGAAAGCAGAGCTTGCACTTAAGCAACAAGAACTTATACTAGAAAGGGAGCAGGAAAGACCGGTAGCTATTGGTAATACCTGATTAAATTATGGGAAAGAAGAAGGGAGAGGAACTGCGTAGAGCAGATGAAGCAAAACGATTGTTGGATAACCCTCTATTTAAAGAGGCTTTTGAGACAATCAGAAAGGCACTTATTGAGCACTTATTAAATACTAGAGTTGCTGAAGAAGTGGAAAGAGACAGATTATATATAACAATTAAAGCACTGGACCTAGTAGAACAACATATACAGTCTGTGCTTGAAACTGGAAAACTTGCTAAGAAGGAGCAAGAAGAATTTATTAACTAAGTGAGAGGAGTGACCAATGGGTTCTGAAGAGAATAACCAAGAAGTTAGATTTGAAAGAGCAAGAGCAGGTTCTAGTGAAGAAACTGCAAATACAATCCTTAATATGTGGGACTCACAAGAGCAAACCGCAAACGAGGAAACCGAAACCGCTGTTGACGAGGAAGTGGTAGAGGAAACAAAGGAAGCTGAAGAGGTTGAAGAAGAAGCCCCCGAAGAAGAGGGACAAGCTGAAGAAGAGACCGAGGAATCAGAGCAATCTGAGGAAGAGGAAGCCGAAGAAGAGGTTGAATTAGTAGCCGAAGAGGACTTGAAGTATACTATTAAAGTAGGCGGAGAGGAAATGGAGGTTGATATAGATGAACTCAAAAGCGGATACCAAAGACAAGCTGACTATACTCGTAAGTCTCAGGCACTAGCAGAGCAACGTAAAGGAACTGAAAAAATTCAGGCTGAACGTATGCAACTAGAGCAAGAGAGACAAATGTACGCAAATGGTCTTCAGATGTTGCAAGAGCAACAATCAGCCAAGTTGCAAAACTTCGATGGTGTAGACTGGAATACTTTGAAAGAAGAAGACCCCTACGCTTATATGCTAAAGAAAGATGAGTACAGAGATGCACAGGATAAAGTAAACAATGTAGCCCAACAGCAGTCTCTTATACAACAAGAACAGCAACAGGCACATAAAAAAGCAAGAGCACATTTTATACAACAAGAGTATACTAAACTTGTAAGTGCTTTACCTGAGTGGACTGACAAAGACTCTACTATAAAGCAAGACATACGTAAATATGCTGCTGATGTAGGTTTTCAACCAGAAGAGATAAATCAGTTAGCTGACCACCGTAGTGTCTTAGTAATTAAGAAAGCTATGGAATATGATAAGCTAACCAAGAAAGTAGCTCCGAAGAAGAAAGCAGTCAAGAAAGTTCCTAAAGTACAAAAAGCTGGCAGAGGAAAATCGAAGGAAGATACAGCTACTGAAGCACTAAAGAAAAAGCGTACACGGTTGAGGAAGTCTGGTAAACAAAAAGATGCCGCTTCCTTATTTTATGATATGCTTTAAGGAGATATTGAAATGCCTACAAATTTCAGTACATATGATGCAACAGCAATCCGTGAGGATTTGTCTGATGTAATCTATGATATTTCCCCTACTGATACTCCGTTCCTATCGGGTATAGCTGGTAAAGGTTCTGTTTCTAACACTTATTTTGAGTGGCAGACAGATGCCTTAACCGCTGCTTCTGGAACGAACTATCACGTGGAGGGAGCTGCCGTGGGTGCTGCAACTACAACTGCTACAACTAGATTGGGTAACTATACTCAAATTAGTAAGAAGGTGGTTGAAGTCACTGGTACTCAAGAGACAGTAAATAATGCCGGAAAGAAGTCTGAGATGGCACACCAACTCGCAAAAGCCTCGAAAGAGGTTAAGAGAGATATGGAGACTTCACTATTAGCAAACAACGCTGCTGTTGCAGGTGACTCATCTACAGCACGTGAAACAAAAGGAGCTGGTGCATTTATTACGTCTAACGTAACTGATGCGGGTTCTTCTGGTGCACACGCTGCGGTTGTTGAAGCTGATATAACTGCTGTTGCAGAATCTACTTGGAACGCTGGTGGTGAACCATCAACAATCCTTCTAGGTGCTACCAACAAAAAGTTAATTACAGCTATGACTGGTCGTGCTGAAGCGACTCGCTCAGTAATCGATGACAACAAGTCAATCTATAATGCGGTTGATGTTTATGTATCAGATTTTGGTACATTCAACATTACGCTGGATAGATATGCTGACCAAGACCTTATATACTTCCTAGACCACGATATGTGGTCAGTAGAGTATCTTCGTGATTTCCAAACTGTGGATATTGCGAAAGAGGGTGACTCAGACAAGAAGATGCTTCTTGTAGAGTTTGGTCTACGCTGTGGCAACGAAGCTGCTAATGGAGCAATCCGTTACACAACTGGTTAATAACTAACCAAATACCACCCTAGGAAACTGGGGTGGTTTAACCGAGATGGCTCAATGAGCATCTCATTTTAATAACTCGCTTAATAAAGGAGAGAAATATGAACAACTTAACAACGTTTGACCCATTTAGAAATTTGACAGTAGGTTTTGATAATGTATTTGACCAACTATCATCTTTATCTCAGTTTGAGATACCTAAATACCCACCTTATAACATCAAGAAAGTTGATGATAATAAGTATCAGTTAGAAATGGCATTAGCTGGATTTGCAAAATCAGATTTAGAGGTTGAAGTAAAAGACAACACTCTAACTGTTACTGGAAATTCCTCTGATGACACAGAGAATACTAACAGCTTTGTATATAAAGGCATTGCTCAAAGAGCCTTTACAAGACAATGGGCTTTAATAGATTATCTAAAAGTATTCAATGCAAGTTTCAAAGATGGGGTTCTTGTGGTAGATATGGAATTAAACCTACCAGAAGAAAAGAAGTCAAAGAAGATTGAAGTGAAATGAAGAATATGTTTATTATCATTTTTCTATTTGCACTTCTTCTTGTGAGCCATCGGCTCTAAAGTTAGATAAGTAAACAACCACAGGGCAAGAATGACGGTAAAATCTAAATTAATTGAAAATACAGATGGAACTTTAACTCTTGTCAGTGGACAATCCGATAAGATTGTCAAAGACCTTTATGATATGAATAGCAAGGACAAGTTCACTGCTGGAAGAAATGAATATAAAGGAGACTCTCAGTTTTCACATAGGGTTGCTAGAATACCTCTTATTGTAGTAGAGCAGATGATGAGAGAGAAAGTTTGGGGAAACCAAGAGAGGATGAA